GAATACTATTTTATGTTCGATATGAGGGACAAAATTCCTAATGAGTATTACGTGGACATCAAAGTGAACACAAGTGGCGAGAAAGATATTTATAAGGATACATTAAGATTCCAAATCGTTAACAAAAAATGAAAAAAGTAATTAAACTTTCAGAGACAGAACTCAAAAACCTCGTTTTAAGAGCTTTAAAAGAAGCTGAACATGAACATAACCGTTACATGTTTTTTAGTAACTTAGAACAAATGAAAAGGCAGGCAGAAAGGCTTTTAGAACTTGACCACGATAAAATTCATGCGATTTTGGAAAACGGACATGATTGGGCTGATGACCACATTACCGTTGCCAAAGAAAATCTTGACCAAGTTTTTGATTTTATGATGAATGAGATTAACGGGGAAGACGATGAAGACATGATGATGGATGATATTGCTGTGATGGAAGGTAGAAAAAAAGCTGGTACAAAACTATGTGCTAGGGGTAAAGCTGCCGCTAAGGCGAGGTACGACGTATTTCCCAGTGCATATAGTAATGGACACGGAGTACAGGTTTGTAAAGGGAAGATAAAAGGTCTTGATGGTAAAAAAAGATGTTCTGGAGCATATTGTTAATTTGAAAAATTTGTTTTACCTTTGTCATTAACGATTAAGGTAATGAAAAATCTAGAACATAAATTCCGTCGGTTTATCCAAAAACAGACGCTAACCCTATTTCGGTATCTGAATACCGAACAAGAAAAATCTGTATATGAGCGTGATTGTATTGCAGTGTGCAAGAAATTCATCAATCAACCGGATTCTATAATGTTGTTAACGCCCATCAGCGGTAAACGTTACATTAGAAGTGAGAAAAATGAAATTTTTATAATTTTAGATTCTCATCGTGTGAAAATTATCAATCACGTATATGCCTATGATGTTCACATGAACGATAAATCTTGGAACCAAATAATTTCACTATTTGACAATGAAGTTGAAAAGCGTAGAGAAGAGTTCGAACAACAAATAACCTCAAATATTAAATCTTCACTTCAAAAAATTATTAAGGAAAACTAATGAAACACCCATTTTATACACTATACTACAGTGGACTTGCAATTCTATTTACGGTAATTTTAGTTATAGGTTTGTTTGGTGCAAACATGTCCAATTTACTTTCAATTTTTTCTAAAGATAACCCCGAACCAGCACCTTACAACAAAAAAATCGATACAAAAATTTTTAAGGATTTTCCTGTCGGTGAAGTTAAACCCGATAAATTACCTATAAAGCCCAAAGTTGAAATTGTAATTAAGGAAAATCCTACCCCTACGAGAGAATCTTTTGTTCCCAAACCAGATACAACATTAGAGGATATTCCTAAAGAGGATGCAACTCAAGTTATTGATTCTTTGAAGAAGACTCTCTAAGGACTTTTGTGATTAAATTACGCAAGCTTTCATTTTTTTTATTTTTATAAGATACCATGGTAGGTTTATTACCCTTACCTGCCTTGGGATTCTTCTTTTCTTCCCTTCTCTTCTGGGCACAAGCTGCTTTTTTTTGAGCATCAGTCATTTTTGATGCCACTCCAGCAGCTCTACATTTAGGATAACCTTTTGACTCACCTTCAGGTCTACCACATGGTGGGTGACCACCACCTTCCTTTTTTCTACATATGTTAACCCAAGGCCCTTTTGGTTGTTTACTCCCCTTTGGTTTTTTTTTAGTACCAAACCAAACCGCTAAATCTTCTTTTAGAATATCGTCTTTGAATATTTTTTTTCTCATTTTTTTAACTTTATTTACTTTTGATTTAGTTATAACTTCATCTTTTTGTATTTCCTTTTTTGATTTTTTAATATTACCGTCATATGAGTCGTAAGAGGTATCATTATTTACATAATCAGAAACTTTGTCAATATATGGTTGTAACTGATTGTTTGACCAATTTTGTGGGGTAATATTTAATTTACCTTTAAATTGACCATCACTAGAAGAAGTAGTGCTCTCGTTGATTTTTTTATTCATAAAGCTTATACTTTTATAAATATCATATTTCATATGCAAGATTTTGCACCAATTCAATTATTTGACCGAATAAACATTCAATCATCACATGATTTTGAAAATTTTTTAAACGAGTTGAATTCAGACCAAGCAACCTTTGTAATTCAGATTGCTTTGGAAAAAGCGTATAATTCTGGAATTTTTAATTTGAGTGAAGCTGAAATTCTTTCAAAGTCACTACGTATTAAAAATAATATTTCGAAATCTACCCCGAAGGATGAATCTAAACGAAATAAGTAAAAGAATTGTTGAAGGAGAACATTTTCTGACCGAAGTTGTTAGAAAAGGACATAAACCATATTATGGCGACGAATACGAACATATTAGAACTGAAGTTGGCATTTTAAGATGTTTGTATTTTGGAAATGATTCCAAGTTCTGTAATCCAAAGTATAGAAAATAAAAAAAGGGGGCGTAAGCCCCCTTCCTTTTTATAGTTTGAGATATTATCTCAATTCTCTCAAGTCGAATGTTCTAACACCATCAACTGTGATACGACCGTAGAAACGGTTGTTTACAACCTTCTTAGCGTATCTAGTCATGATACCCTTGATAGGTGTAAAGTTGAATGGGTTGTACATTGTTGGAGTAAGTTGCAATGGTACATATGGAGCGTAGATGTATCCAGTATCCAATAATGAAGTACCTTTGTGTCCCAACAACACCTGGTTTGCAGGGAAGTAAGGGTCACGGTAAACTTGATATCTACCAGCCAATGTTCCAACTCTTTCAATACCCATGTTGTATTGGTCTTGCTCAGGAGCTGCGTTAGACACGTGGAAGTACTCCAAGTCGTCGAAGATAGCAGATACCTCAGAAGATACAACAATCCAGTTAGCTCCACCTCTCAAAGTTGATTTGTGGATTTGTGCTGAGATTTGGTTGATTGCAGTGATAAGAGTTTGGTTCCAGTCCTTCTGAGTGTAAGGAGTTGTACCAGAATTGAATCTCTTCCATCCGTTGTAGTCCCAACGAAGGTTCCATGATGCAGCTTTTCTCAAGTCTCTCAAGATTTCACGGTCGATTTCAGCAGCCACTTGCTCAGACAACAAAGCTGTCAATTCAGCTTCAGCGTCAATGTTGTGGAATGCTGCAACGTCTTGCGCCATTTCTGGAGACCATTGAGCTCTAAGTTTTCTTTCAGTAACCGAAACAGTCACAGACTGAAGGTCGAAAGAAACTTCACCGATTTTATCTTCGAATTCAAGATTCTTGTAGATTCTGTAAGTAGCTTGGAAAGCTGAGCTTACTGATGCTGTTGTAGATGAGAACGTTGAACCAGTGTATCCATCGAGTGAAGAATCTCCACAAGAAATACATACAGGAACTTGTAAGTCAACTTCAAGATAAATTTTACCCTCAGCGTCACAAGTATCATAATATGTACCACCATCAGTTTTACTATTTGGGAAAACTAAAGTTTCATTTTGTCCGTATTGTACAATACCCTTTCCGTATCTTTGTGTTACAACTCTGAATAGGTAGTTATTTTGAGTATTAGCAGAAGTGTATACGTTGCCAAGAACACCACGAATTTGAAGGTCAGATAAAAATTCTTCAGTATCCATTGGTTGACCATTAGGTCCGATAAGTTGACCAGCACCTGCTGACGCAAATCCTGACATTACAATAAGAACTTTTCTATAGTTTGCAACAGCGTATCCAGATTGTATAAGCTCACTTCCAAACCAAACAACAGTTTGAGTATCGGCTGAAATTGCCGAGAAAGAACCTTTAGAGTAGTCGTAAAGACCTGGAGGGTCTAAAGCGGGTTCGTTACCTTCGTAGAATCTATCGTAAAGGTCTTTTTGAGTGTTGTAATCATAACCACTGTTTGGTGTTTGACCAGCAGCAGCGTTAGGTGCTCCAAAAGGTGCCCAGTGTTCATTTGCTCCAGCTCCTGTGTAAGACTGAATGTTTGGTACAAAGTAGAACAACTTACCGATAGGTAGGTTCATAGCTTGTACAGAAACGATGTCGTTAGCCAAAAGCTTAGAGAATACTCTTCGTACGATTGGAAATACAACAGTTTCAAACGCACCGGTATCAGCAGTTGATGATGCTTCGTTAATCAAATATGACGCTTGGTTTTCATATAACTGCGCGATATTTTCTTTTAGGTGTCCGTTAAGCCCGTCAAGGAAACCTAACTTGTCCCATTTGTTAATTGTGTCTTCTTTGATAACTTTAAGGTGCTTAAGACCGATGTTACCAACAAGACCACTTTCTAATAATGCTCCCATTTTTGTTTTTTGTTTTTAGGATTTTTATTTATTTTTTACAATTTAGACAT